AAAACTGGTACAGCAAGTATAACAGTACTTTAATACTTATTTTAAAAAGGCTGGATAGTAAAATATCTAGCCTTTTATTTTAAAAGAAAGGAGAAAAAATGAGAAGAAAGCTAATAAATTCGCAGTTGTCAAATTTTTCTACTTATAATATGTATAAACGTCAACTATTAACACTTGCGGAAAATGTATTCGAATTTCCTGATATGCCAAAATTTATAGATACAGCGTATTTAAACAAAGTTTTGTTGAGGCAGGGAAGCATAGCATTTTTCGTTGATGAAGTTTTAGGATTATTAGCATTACCTTATCAAAATATAGGAAAATTAGACGTTTACGGTAGACCTACAAGCATACAAGTAATATCGCAAAATGGATATAGTAAATTTATTAGAAGTCAAGATGATTTTGTTATTATGTATGATAATAACGGACGTTATCCAATTTTTTTAGATATCTTACAATATGCTGAACGACTAGCACTTGAAACAAGAACTATTGATATTAACATAGCCCAACAAAAAACGCCAAGATTCTGGAAAACAAAAACAGAAAAAGAAAAATCAATAAAAGATTTAGTTAATAATGTTGATGGCATGGAAAACACTGTTATAACTTATGATGATTTAGATCTAGATGATACTACTTTAGTTTTAGCCCCTGCTCCATATGTTGCGGATAAAATTGACTTACATAAAGAGAAAGACTGGAACGAATTTTTAAGACTTATAGGTATTGCAAATATGAATTTTCAGAAAAAAGAACGTAATATAAAAGATGAAGTTTTAGCTTCTCAAGGCGGAACTGTTGCAAGTAGATATAGTAGATTTGAACCTAGAAAAAAAGCAATTGAAGAAATCAATGAAAAATTTGCTGATAAAATTTTATTAAATGGACAAAAAGCAATAGAAAAAGAAATTTCAGTTAGATATTATGACGGCTTGCCAACAACAGAAAAAATTGAAGATGATTTTGATGGAGGGGAGGATATAGACGATGATACCTTACTACACTAATTATTTTTGGTACTATCCATTTTTACCACCTAACAACAATTTACCACCAACAATTTATACAATATTAGAAAGCATAGTAAATCCTGATGTTGACTTAAACGAACCTGCACCAGATGTTAAAATAAAAGATTTAGCAAAAGCTGGACGCTCAACAATATTTAATTTTGATTATCCATTAAGTTCTAAAGTAGACAAAGAAAAATTTGAATGCATGATTTTGAATCACTTTTTACAAAGAAGAATAGGTTTTGAAACTGTAACAGCTTTTAGAATTCAACTAGATGTTAAGTTAAATGAAATTATGCCTTTTTATAATAAAATGTTTGACGCATTGGAAAATTGGGATATATTCGATGGCGAAACAATGGAAAGAACAGGAAAAGATGACCGTAAAACAGAAAATAAAAATAATACAAAAAATAATTTAACAAATCATAGCACAACAACTACAAATGATACATCAGACAGAAGAAATTCAGAACTTCCTCAAAGTAGACTTGAAGATGTTAGAAACGGAAGTTATGTAACAAATTATAGCTATGATACAAATAACAATAATTCAGAAGATAATTCAACGAGTGAAGGAACTTCAGAAGCTACAAATAATGGAACTGATGTAAATGAATACAATGAAAAAATAAAAAGAACATCAGCCGACAAAATTGCAATTTTGAAAGAAATGCAAGAAAATGTAAAAACAATCTATTCAATGATATTTAAAGATTTAGATTGCTTATTTTATCAATTAGTTTAAAAAAGGAGGAATAAAAATGAATAAATTTGATTATAAAAATTTAACACCTTTTAAATGGTTCGTATTAGAAAATTTCCCATTTATTGAAGCAGATTTTGACGCTCTTACAGAGTGGCAATTATTTTGTAAACTAGGTAAAGAAATGAATAAAATCATAAATAGCGAAAATACTTTAGGTACACAAATGGAAAATGTTACAAATGCTTTTATTGATTTACAAAACTATGTAAATAATTATTTTGATAATTTAGATGTACAAGACGAAATCAATAATAAATTAAACGAAATGTCAGAAGATGGAACATTACAAGAAATAATATCAGCATATTTAAATAGTAAAGCCATTTTTGGATTTGATAATGTTGAAGAAATGAAAAATGCGACAAATTTAATTGATGGTAGTTATGCAAAAACACTAGGATTTTATAATAAAAATGATGGTGGTGGAAGTTTTTATAAAATTAGAAATATTACTAATAAAGATATTGTAAATAATATGAACATAATTTCACTTAATAATTATGATAATTTAATAGCTGAATTAATTTCAAATGATTTTATTAATGTTAAACAATATGGCGCAAAAGGTGATGGAATTTCAGACGATATTAATTTTATTCAAACATGTTTAAATAATAATACTGATAAAACTGTTTTTTTTCCAGCTGGAAAATATTTAATAAGTTCACCTATTAATACTATAATGTATCAAGAAGAACCTGGAAATATAATATTAGATAATACGGCAGAAATTTTTACAAATAATCAACTAGAATGTATTATTTATTTAGGTAATGGAACAGGTAAAGGAAAAAATACTGGTAAAGATGGAGTTTTTAGATTAAAATCACATTTAAAAGGGGGAATTATAAATGCTAAAAATTGTGAATCAGGTATTAAATTAAAAAATAATTTCGCTGATATTTACATTGAAGATATAAAAATTTTATATTTTAATAAATATGGTGTTTATTTTCCATTAAGTAATAATAATCAATCTAGTAACGCATCTTTTTCAAATATTGAGATAGATGGAAATACATCTTCAGAAGAATCATACGGATTTTATATTGAAAGACCTGATAATAAATATAATAATATAATTATAAATTCAGTACAACAAGCTTTTCATATAACAAAAGGAGGACAAATATTAAAAAATATTCATGCGTTAATGGTTGGATATGATGAAAATCATCAGCCTTTAACAAATTACAGTGAATGGTATGAAAATACAAAAGCTATATATATTGAAGCTGGAGCAGGTGGAAATATTATAAATGAATTTTATAACGATACATTTTGTACATTTTTAGAATGTTCAAATGATAATAATAATAGTTTTATATTAACGAATTCATTTTCTATGAGTTATTTACCTAATTTAAATCAAAAATTATTTATTTTTAACCAAGATCAACCTTTAGGTATAATTGAAAATAACTCTTTTGATTTTAACACTCCGCTTACAAAACATCAAGGAATTATTTTTAATAATTATGAACCTCAAAATGTAACTAATAGTAATTTATTTAAATTATCTAAAAACATAATAAATCAAACAGACAGATTAGTAAATGGTGATATATTAACAAAAATTGATGATACTTATTCTCCATTTTGGTTAAATTCACAAATTGATATCCCTTCTGATAAATGGTTATTAATAGGTTATATTCCTATTACTAAATTTTGTGATAAAAAATTTACTATATCTATAGATAGAAATATATTTGATTTAATTTTTAGAATAGATAGTTATGATAATATTTCTATTGGTAACGTTTTAAACGGAAATACAATAAAAAATACTAATTTAGGAATAGATATTGGATTTAAATATGATAATAATATTAACGGTTATCCTGTAGCATCTGTATATATTAAAAGAACATCAGGAACAGCAAAATGTAATATTGATATTTCTAATATGAATAGTTCAGTTTTATTTTGTCCTATAAATCAGTATAGACAAGACCCTAATCAAACTATAGATAATGTTGATTATTCTTATTCATTATAAAAAGAGAGCAAATGCTCTCTTTTTTATATTAAATAATTGTATTATCAAGATTAAAATTTCCTAAATTTGCGTGATTATGCCAAATTGTAACGCCTCGTCTACAAGCATTGTTTATTTCTTCCATAAATTTTGATGGAACGCTACCATAACCAATTTCATCTGATGGACTAATTTCAATGTAGTTCCAATTTCTTCTTCCTGTTATGTTAGGATCTTCTATTGATTTAATTGCATATCCAAAACGTGAAAAGTAATCGTCTATTATTTTTAAATATTCTGTTTTTACTCGCATTTGTCTAAAACTAAACATATTTCTATTACAAGCCCATATTACATCGCCATTAGCTTGACCGCCATTAATATTAGGAAGTAATGACGCTTGATAAAATTGTCCTATTGTATTGCCTATATTTCCAGCTACACTCATTACAGCCCCAGCAAGTGCAGGTGCAGTAGCTCCGCCAGTTGCTATCGTTCCAGCAATAGCCCCAGCTGTTAAACCTAAACTAACAGTCATATTAACGCTATTTTGTGTTAGCCAATTTGTAAATGCGTCCGAATTCCAAGCACAAGTTGGATATTTTCCAAGTGCCAAGGCTTCGTCATCATTTGTCGCCATACCTTTATAATTCTTTGGTACAATTCTACCACTTCCACCAATAGCAATGCTAAATTGATTTTCAAAAATACATTTTTCAGTATTAAAATCTTCATATTTATATATATTGTTGCTTCCTTGATTATTGCTAACAAATAAATAATTGTATGGATATACAAAACATTTATTATTTTTTGGTGTGTAATCAGAAAAAGAAGTTATTTTGTTTATTTCTGTATTAAATTTTGCGGGCGTTAAATCATAACCCATTGTATAAAAACTAAAATTTTGTCCGCCTACACTTGCTGTATGTTGTGTTAGTTTACTTTGTTCTATTGCAACATCTGGCAATATAAATATATTTTCTACATCTTCTATATGTCCGTCGACATTTGTACGAAGTAATAATAATACTAAATCAGCGAAACTAGATAATTCTGTAATATGAAAGAAAAATAATTGTGTGCCAAAAACTGTATTATCATAAACAGTTATTCCAGAATTTTGTGTTCCTTTATTACTTTCTAATGCTTCAGTCCCTGTACTTCCGTCTTTTATTTTCCAGTTACTCGCAACAGCTATCCAATATCCAAACTCATTGCCATACGCTAAATCTTCTGTTATACTTTCTTGTATAACTTCCCCAACGTCCAAATTTTCAGGGATTGTATGTAATCCTATTGTATCATTGTTAACGTGTTCTCTAACAACGAAACATTTTTTCTTCTGCCAGTAACTAAACCAAGTCGACCATGCATCAATAGTAAATGTAATTTCAGTATTTCTATCTCCCTTGTAAATAACATCATCAACCCATGCAAAGAACCATTTATTTGAATAATCTGAATTTTGAAATGCAATATAATTAGCTTTTAAACATTCTTCATAACTGAATCCAGCTAGTATTGATCCAGTTGGTCTTAAAAAGGAATAATGATCAGCTTGTGCTACTAAATTTTCTTGACAGAGTTGCAACATTTGATCTTCTGTATATGACAATACGTTTGTATATTGTCTATCCATTTTAATATTTTTTACTAACCAAATTTTACTATTCATCTTTTTATCTCCTTATCATAAAATCTATAACCTGTTTAAAATCAGTTCCGCACATATCACTTGAATAAAATATTTTGTTTTCCTTGAACGTCATAAACAAGTTACGAAGTTTATCATTTTTTATTGAAATATTGTAAATATCACGTTGCCAATATTTACTAGTTTTGATAACATCTGAAAAAACAATTATTTTATTTGAAAATTCTTTATTGTATGGATATATAAACCAGATAGGATCCGTTTTTGTTATTTTATCAACTAAATATTCGCATAAAAATTTAAAATTTTGATATTGAAAGCCAAATCTAAAAAGTACATTATAATCATTGTAACTTTGTGGCAAGTGTGGTTGTGGTTTTGTTTCCCAGGCTCCAGTATTTATCATTTTTGCGTTTGTTCCAATTGTTCCTGAAGTTTGACCAGTCGACATACAATATTCAATTGCTATTTTTATTGGAGGGTTTCCATCAACTACGTCTGGAATTTCTTTTACAACTATTGTTCCTTGTTTTTGCGAACTTATTAACTTATGCAAACCCCAATCATTAATATATGGGCAAACTCTTGAGATAGTATTTCCAACCAGCCATAATCTTGTTGTAAGTCTTTTTCTGTCTACAGTTGCGTAAAAGTTCATTAATTTATTTGATTCGTTTGACAAATATGTTGTTCTTGACATGAATTCCTCAAAAATAATATCTTCAACATCAAGATAGCTTGCACCAGCGTAGTTTTGTTCTGTAGATAAAGCGACTACATAACCAATTTTTTCAAATCTTTTTGTCTTTCCTGTTTCATTATCATATACTGAAAAATAAAGGCTTTTTCTGTATAATGTTATACAGTTATATTTTCCATTTGTTAATTTGGCTACATCTACATCTTGAAAATATTGCTCTATTTTTTCAGTTGTTATTTCTTCTCGAAGTCTTCTCATCAATATAAATCTTTTTCCTGTTTTTATATATTTTTCAACTGCTTTTTTATGCTTTACTTGATAGCTTTTGCCGTTTGAACGTTCGCCATATATTAAATTGAATCTTGCACCAATTTTATCAATTTTGTCCATATTGTAATGAACAACTTTTTTATTTGACATTTTTATCTTCCTCTTCATCTTCATCTGGTTTTAAATATAATTTAGCTATTTCGCTCTCTATCTCTTCTCGTACAGTTTTAATTTTTTCTTTTGAGGCTCGATTCATTAGCAAATTAGCTCTATCAATTTTTTTCTTTTTGCAAATACCTGTAATTGTTATTTTTGAAAATCTTTTAATATATTCTAAATCTTCCATATAATTCCTCTATTCTCTAAATTTTGCTCTTTTTGATGAATTATCAGATAATAAATCTGAATATTCTAATGCTTTACCTAGTACATAAGTTGTTGGAGCTAAACAACAACCACTTTTGTCATCTACTTCATATTCATTTCCTTCATAATCTATTATAACATTTTTTTCTTGGTTTTCACAATACATCAATAAATTTTTATTTGTATATTTAAAATCAAAAACAAAATCATCTTTAAAATCATTTAGACTTTTTAGTCCTAATGCTCCAGACTTTGGAACACCAGCGACTGTTATTTCTAAAACTTTTGCTTTATTTTCTTTAGTTTCTAAAACATTTGTATCATCTTTGATTTTTTCTGCATCAATCCATTTTGTATACGCATATTTTTTTGCACCTTGCGTGATAAATTCATCATAAAATCCATCATTATCAAATACTCCTAAAATATGATCTTTTCCTTTTGAATCTTTAGGGCTGAATTTTTCAAATGGTATATCTAGTGCTTTACTGACAAACTTTATTTTATTTACTACAAAATTATTATAATCATCAATAACTTTTTGATTATATCCTTCTTTTAATTTCATTGAATCAGTATCACAATATACAACATATGTATCTAGTTTTACAACATTTTTTAAAAGGTTCGAACGTGCAAAAGCAGTGACCCAAACTCCATAGGCAAATGATAAAAATGATTTTTTCTTTTCTTCATTCAGTTTTTCAATTATTTCGTCATTGGTAAGCTCTCGTTCGCTCCAGTCTGTAATATTATCATAGGCAACTTCATCTCTAATCATATTTGTTACACTCATTCCGTATAGTGCATTAAATTTATTTTTTTCTTTTGCATATTCTACTTCCATACCTTCTACATTTTTGTATTTTGTTTTATTTACATATTTTTCTAAAACAAATTCAATAAATTGTTTAGGTAAATAATCATATATACTATAATAACTTTCTTCTACTTCATATTCTTCAATTTTGTATGAATCTAACAAAAAATAAAAATCAACATCTGTTAGAACTATTTCAAGCTCATCTGCACTTATAATTCTACCATTGTCTAATTTTCCGATTCTTAACATATCTGCATTTACTTTCAGAAATAAAAGTGTTATAATATTTACAATTTATATTTTTAAATTTGACAACCAATATATAAGCAAATTTTCTGATCATCTGCTCTTTTCTTTTAATATTGCATTTTAGAAATTCAGTTGACGGAAATTGATGTGTAACTAAAATATAAGGATAACTTGATGTAAAATCCCAACTTGTTATATGTTTTTGGATTTCATCTGTATATAACCAATTAGCGTGCGTGTATCCGACCAGCGAACGCTTCCTGCAATAAATTGAATATATGAGGATTCACATTTATTGCTTTTTTTACTTTTCTTTTATAATCATAGTCTTTTGATACTAGCTCTTTTAATTCTCTTCTTACGTGTCCCGTACTAGTTAACGGGATTTTATCAACTCTTTCGTAAGTTTCTAGCTCTCTTTTTATATAATGATAAACAACTAGACAATCAAACTCGCAGTAACCTAATTCTTTTGAAGTTAATGTAGTTTTTGGAGTTCTTAATAATGTATAATCTAAATCACCAACTTTTTTTTCAACAGGCAATTTAAAAACTTTAGGTAGTAGCTTAAGTGAACAATTTGACATCATATACGAACATCTTAACTCAATATTAAAATCTTCAAACTCACATTTCATAACTTTATGTGCTTTTCTTGCTATTACATTTTTGAACTTGAAAACGCTTTTTAAGTATTGAAATTCAAATGCTAAATTATGTATAAAAACAATTTTTTTATTTGAATTATAAAATTCTAATTTTTCTAAAAATTTTTTGAATTCGTCCCAAGTTCTGCCATAATATACAATATCATTAATTGAAAACATCCATATATACATACAGCTTTTAAATTCTGCTTGTTCTTGTTCATCTTTTGAAAGTTCTAAATATTGATTAGCCTGCATAATTTTTCCATCTAGCTTGATATAACTAGTTGTTTCAATATCAAAAGAATATATTGTATTATCAACTTTTTTCCTATCTCCAACAATATCACCAAAAAAAGGTTCATATTCTTTGTAATATTTCATTATTTATAGCTCTTTTCTTTTATTGTTTACTTCATTCATTAAGTAATTATATTCTTGTTCATTAATTTTATTTTGTGATAATAAATCACTTATAATACTTTCAACTTCTTGTAAATCTGATTCATTTGATGCATTTGATAATAATTCAAATATGTTATTATATAAAATTTCTAGTTCATTTGTATCTGCATTTCCTTTATATATGTATTTAGCGTAAATTTTACGTAAAATACTTTCATATGAAGAACCTTTATTATATCTAATAATACTTTCCATTTGACTTGCAAAAGTTGTATAATCACTCTTCATTTCTCTTGCTTCTTCAATTATAGCTAATGCATCAGAACCTGGAATAAAATTTGTAATTCCATTAACTTCATTGTCTTCAAAAAATTTTGTAAGGGCTTCAGCTTCTTCATAACTTATATCAGAGACATCAGTGCTAAATCTAGTTTTTAAAGTTTTTATAGCTTTTATTTTTGCTTTTTTAACACCTCTTTGCGTTGAAATACTACTATTTAAAAATTCTTTAGTAGCTTTTATTGTAGCTTTCATCTGAATCAAGGTCATTGATTTATTCACTCTAACTCTTCCTTTTGTTGTCCAGGCTTGGACTGGTTCGCTCTCTAATTTTTCCTTCAGATATTTAGTTGCCCAAGTATCCTTCCCGAAAGCTCTTTCCAGCCTTACAATTCTTTGGTTGGCTCTTTTACTTAATTTTTTAAGTTCATTAAATAATTCTTGTTCTTCAGGTGTAAGAACTTTTTTATTATACTTGGGCATTGTCTATATTCTCCTTTTTTCTACAAATTAAAATGGTAAATCATCTGATACTTCTTTTGGCTCTTCTTTCTTTGTAGTTTCTTCTTGTTCTGTTTTTTTGCTATTTCCTAAAATTGGAACAGCTTTGTATGTTTTTCCTTTTTTAGTCTTTACTTCTACAAGTCTTACGCTTTCTACTTCTCCGAAGTAGTCAACGACGCTTTCAGTGAAAATTTCACTTCCGCTTGATACTAATCCATATTCTTCTGTATCAAAATAATTGATATTAAAATTTTTGTCATCTGTAACAATGTTACATTTTGCATATCCTGTTATTTTAACTTCTGCTCCTACTAAGTTAGATACTTTAGTTGCTGTTAAATCTCCTTTTTTTGCCATTTTTTCGAACAATGCATTGTCGCATGTTCCTTTCTTTTCTAGTACTGTTACTTCATACTTTTTGCTTTCCATATTTTTTCCTCTTTCTTGCTATAAGGTTGCAAACCATAATTTTTCTAGCTTTCATAAGATATAGCTATAACTTTCAATACTTATTCAAGACAGATAGTTACAATATATTTTATCTGCTTGCATAATTATAATACTACAATACGTTTTATTTGTCAATAGATTTTACAAAAATTTTTACACAAATTGTTGTTCGGTTTTCATAATATGTTTATTTATAAATTATTGTACAAATGTTTGGGGAATATTTGTTCGGTTTACATAACTCAGAGATACTTACCAC